ATCTACGAGGTCGAGCGGCCGCAGCTCTGCCATGTCAGACCCGGCTGATCTCTTCGGCGATCAAGGCGAGAGTCTGCGAGTCCACCGATTCGGTAACAGACTGGGCTGCCATCTGTGCGCCGACCGCAGCCCCGTCAGCGATGGGCACAAACCCTGGCTGCTCGGCTTCGTGCGGCTGGAAAAATACGATTACGCCGTCACATTTCACGATGACGACATCGCCGGTAGCCGGAATGTCGTTGCGTTGGTCGAGTACGTCAGCGGCAGGTGTGCCGTTGACCGGACTGGTGCGGTCCCAGATTTCGTGTGTCCACAGTGGGGCTTCGGCAGCGTGCAAAGCGTCCTGGTCGATGGCGTCGAACGCCGCCTGGATTTGTTGGTCTGTGGCGTCAGGGAAGGTAAACCGGATTGCCGTTTTTGCGTTGTCAAAGTTCATTATTGGTCCATTCAGGTTGCGGCCAAATAGCCGAGTAGGGCGGCACGACCGGGAGTGGGGATAAAGGTGCCTGCATCATAAGACTGAACATCAGCCGACACGGCCGCGCTGACGACCCCGCCTACCACTAGAACTTTGCCGTCAGACAAAGTTGATTGGCCGTGGAAGTAGCGGGTGGCGGACAAAGCAGTTTTGGTAGTCCAAGCGTTAGTTGCCGGATCGTAAGACTGAACATTGGCCGAGTTTGACCCGCTGACGACCCCGCCTACCACTAGAACTTTGCCGTCAGACAAAGTTGATTGGCTGTGGTAGTAGCGGGTGGCAGGCAAAGCAGTTTTGGTAGTCCAAGCGTTAGTTGCAGGGTCGTAAGACTGAACATTAGCCGAGACGGACCCGGTGACATGTCCGCCTGTCACTAAAACTTTGCCGTCAGACAAAGTTGATTGGCTGTGGTTGTAGCGGGTGGCAGGCAAAGCAGTTTTGGTAGTCCAAGCGTTAGTTGCAGGGTCGTAAGACTGAACATCAGCCGAGGGGTACCCGGCGCCGATGTACCCGCCTGTCACTAAAACTTTGCCGTCAGACAAAGTTGATTGGCTGTGGTTGTAGCGGGTGGCAGGCAAAGCAGTTTTGGTAGTCCAAGCGTTAGTTGCAGGGTCGTAAGACTGAACATTAGCCGAGGGCCCGGCGCCGATGTACCCGCCTGTCACTAAAACTTTGCCGTCAGACAAAGTTGATTGGCTGTGGTAGTAGCGGGTGGCAGGCAAAGCAGTTTTGGTAGTCCAAGCGTTAGTTGCAGGGTCGTAAGACTGAACATTAGCCGAGGGCCCGGTGCCGACGTACCCGCCTGTCACTAAAACTTTGCCGTCAGACAAAGTTGATTGGCTGTGGATGTAGCGGGCGACAGGCAAAGCAGTTTTGGCAGTCCAGCCTTCAGTAGATGTTGTACCCGCAGGAACGTTGCTAGCGAGGGCGTACGCTACGGCATCCATCAGGTCACCGTCCTAGTCGTGGAAGTCAAATTGTCGCCCGTATAGGTGAGCGCAGTAGTGACCGTGATCGAATCCGCCAACTCGACCACGCTCGTCAGCTTCCCAGCCGTGTACGTCAAATCTGTTTGCTTCACTGTTGTTGCCCCGTCCTTCTCCAACACTTGTGTCAGATCGTCACCCGTATAGGTCAGTTCGGTAGATCGTTCATCGTTGCGATACAGCAACGGCTGATACGCAATAACGTCACCATCGGTGCCAGCCAAGCCAGCAGCAGCCCAGGCACCATCGCCACGCAGAAACGTTGTGGAGTTCGCTGTGCCGGTTGCTGTGATACTGCCAGGAACAGCAACAGTCTGCAACGCCGTATCGGCCGTTACGCCTTGAGCGGCTGTCGCATAATCGGTGGTAGCAGTCGTCGCTACCGTGCCCAACCCAAGGTTGGCGCGGGCTGTCGCAGCATCCGCCAAATCCGACAGGTTGGACGCCTTCGCGGCAGCCAAATCTGCTGTCGCGCCCTGAGCCGCAGTCGCATAATCGGCAGCAGCAGTTGTCGCCGCCGTGCCCAAACCGAGATTAGTTCGAGACGTTGCCGCGTCGTCCACATCGGAGAGGTTTGCGGCTCCGAGCATGTCGCCATCGCCCAGGGCCGTGTTCCAGGCAACGTCATAATCCGTATTGGACAACTTCGAGAGTGTCTGGCCGGTGAGTCCGCCTGGGATTACGCCGGTTCCGAGTGATTGAATCTGGTCGTAAACATCCGTACGGGTGGGTACTGCGGTACTTCCGCTCCACCCAGAACTATAAGCATTTGAGGGGACTGTTACGTCTCCAGTGAAGACTCCGGTAGTGGCGGCTACAGCTGCCACTGTGGCGTCTGAACCCTGCCTGAGTGCGTTCCCCTCGACCGTAGGGACTTCCACGTTCAGTGGGCCAGTCATTGTTCCACCAGCGAGCGGTAGCGCCGCGGCTACCTCGGTGTCAACGTAACCCTTAGTCGATGCCTCGACGTCTGATGCCGGACTGGGAACGGTGACTACGCCCGTGAACGTGGGGGACGCGAGATTGGCTTTAAGGTCAAGGTCCGCACCGTATGGGAGGAGGGCGAGACTATCGTCTGTACCGGACTTGATGCCAACGATCGAGTCGGTCGCAACGGTTGTGCCGTTTGGAATGTCGGGGAGTGCTAAGTTGGGCATCCTCTACCTCTCAGATGGGGGTGTTTACGGTGAAGCTGTTGAATGGGCGCAGGTAGCGCTTTCCTCCGCCGAACGTCAACGGCTGCTGTCTGGAAGGTTCCATGATCGCTGAGCGGGCTGCGTTGAAATCAAACTGCCAGCGGGTCATGTAGACGTCTTCAAGCTCGTTGGCTTCCTGCTGGGCATATGCCAGGGCGACGGCGTAGTGGACTAGCGGGTAGTGGAGGCGAGGGTCTGCGTCTACGACTGAATCGCCACCCAATGACACCCAGTCAATCGGAAGTCGGTGACCCATTAGCTGGTAGGACTTTTCTTCTGTCATCGCGGTGTGGGGCCAAAGCTGGAACTCTTTGCCCCAGAGAGAGTACTCGATTGGGTTCCTTGCCGAGTGGGCGGTGTTTCCGTACACGGACTCGGCGGTCTCATGGTCGGCCATGTTCAGACGGAGGCCGCTCGAAACGTCAACCAGCGAGTTGATAGACGCTCGGTTGCAGTCAATCGGGATGGTGATCTCTGTGGCCCCAGCCGGGAGTGTCAAAATCCATTTCGTCTCGTAGGAGGGCCAGGTGTTTTCGGCTGCCACCGACCGGTCGAACGCTTGGCGTATGTACCAGTCTACGGTTGTGTTTGGCAGCTCCGAGGCCGTGGTCTCTGTCTGCGTCCGAACAAGGGCGCGAAGATCATCCAGCGTCGCCATAGGTTCCGTCCTTGTTGCGCCCACCCTTGTTCTTCCATTTAGCCAACCCGAGATTCTGGGAGTGGCCGGAGCAGTAGCCCGTGGACTTCATGGGGTACGCCTTACATTCGTCAAAGGAGCAGAGTGAACGTTCGGGGTTGTCTCTCTTCCGACGCTTCGGTGGCTTGTAGGGGGCGGTCGAGTGCAATCCTGCGGGCTGCACGTTCCCCTCGGAGTGGTTGATCCCGCCCACGCCAGATACTGGGGAACCTGTCAGCGCGTGAGCGAGAGTGATCCCCTGGTTCTGCGAGTTTTGTGTTCGAAGAGTTGTGTTCATTTGAGCCATTCTTGCAGGTGTTGACCCGAAGTGCAGATGCAATCTGCACTTCGGGTCAAATCTGGGGCGGGATCAGGCTTCGGCGATGCCGGTGAGCTTGAAGCAGCGACGACGGTTGCGGATCGTCGAGTTGCCGTATGTCGTGATGAACGACACTCGGGCGTCAAGGGTGCTGCCCGACGCTGCGCCAATGCCTGCACCGGATGCCGGAGCACCGAGCGATCCCGACATGTTGTCGGTGAACGGCGACTGCTTGAAGTCGCGGTCGCTGTGGATGCACAGGCCAACGTACTTCGAGTTGAGGCCGAGCATGACGCCTGCGGGGCACTGGAAGTCCCAGAACAGCGGGACGTTCTTGAACATCAGGTTCTGGAACCCGAGGTTTGCTTTCGACGTGTCGGTGTACCGCACCTGTGGGGTGAGGGTCGACTCGTAGAAGCCGAACACGGTGTCCTCGGTGAAGAGGGCGTCGACGCGGTCGTTGCCCGCATCAGATGCCGTGTTGTACGCAGAACGCATGGCTGATTCGAGACCGGCTGCGTCGACTGCGCCGACTGCCGTGACACCAGACTTCCACCAAGTCTCGGTGGCCGGGTTGATTCCGCCAGCGACTGTGGTGTCGTCCACCAAGTCGATGAAGGACGTGAAGTCGGCGGACGTGGCTGTCGGGTAACCGAGGGCCGTCTTGGTGCCGAACAACATGCCGTTGAGCATCTCCTTTTGGGAGTCCTCAGCCTGCATGATTTTGGCTTCGAGCAGGTTGATGATCTGCTCTTTGCCGTTGTTCTGCGCCTCTTCCAGGCCGGAGATGGCGATGCTGGCGTACAACTGCTTCCAGTTGAACTGAGCGGCGGTCGCCGTGTTCTTCGGAGTCACCGTGACGGTGTCCCACTCGGAATAGCTGTTGGTGTCGCCACGGGTGTAGATGAGCGGCTCAACGATGGAAATACCACCGCCTGCTTTGCGAACCCGGCCGTTGCTCATCAGGAAGTCGAGTAGAGGACGCGAGCTGAAGATGTTGTCAGTCAGCGTCTTCCGGTAGTTGTGCATGGTGGTGGAAAGAATGTCGTTCCACGTGGACGGAGTGTGCGATGCAAGTGTCATTTTGGGTCCCCTTTGGGGTTAGAGACCGGTCAGCGTGATCGGCGCTCTACGTCTTCGTAGGCACCCATAACAGCTTCACGGATTGTGCTGAAGGATTTGTTCCCCGCATCCGTCGTCGTCCCAACTGCGCTTGGAGCCGGACTCACTACTGCTGCCTGCTGAGCCACTGCGCTTCTGCGCTGTGCCTCGGCTTGTTGCTGCTGACTGGCGGACGTTTGCTGCGCCTGCTGCCCTGCTGCGTAAGCCATTGACTGGTAGATCATCGGGAGCATTTCGATCCCGGCACCCATTTGGAATGCCTGGTTCACAACTGCTCGCGCTTGGTTGTCGTCGATTTGGAATTGGGCTTTTAGGCCACCAACTGCGTGTTGCAGTTCCCTATCGGCTTGTTGCTGATCGAACTGGGCTTGGAGCAACAGGCGTGCTGTGCGCTCTTCGGCAATCTGTCGTTCTAGAGGGTCCTGGTACTGGTCGTCGTCGTAATCTTCGGTCGCAGCTACATGCTGCGACTCGCTCATCCCGAGGAACTGTTGTACTGATACGCCTGCCTTTTGGGCGAGGTATTGGACTGTGATACCAGGATTCGCTGTCAGCGCCTGCTGGAGTCGAACGGCTTGTTCTGACTCTTGGCGAAGCTGCGATGCTTCCTGGAATCTCTGTGTTGCGACAGAGTTGACGTTGTACCCGTCGAGAGCCTCTCGTAATGAGACGCTGATCTCCTTACCTTCTCGGTCTATCCGAACGTACTTGCCAGCAAGTTCGTCATTGACGTCGAGGTATTCGATCTGCGGTGCTTCTAGGACTTCGGTGTCCTGGACATCTCCGCCAGCTTCCCCGATTTCGGGACTGACTTCGGTCTCTGTCCCCTGAGGGGCTAACTCTTGTTCGTTCAATGGACTCCGCTTTCTAAGGGTTGGTCCGGGTATGTGATGACATCATAGACACAAATCTTCCCTATTGGGAAGCGCCGACGCCGAATCTGGGTACTGACCCCAGCGGCTCCCCTCCCGAGGAAGGGGAGGCGCACCAGCGTTCCGGCATCGACGCCTCTCAAATCTATTGGCCAGCTTGCATCATCTGTTGGAGTAACTCTGGCGGTATTCCGCTGGCTCCTCCGCCCACCGGCGGGGCTTGCCCGCCGAGCGATTGTTGAAGCATGGCGAGCATTTCTGGATTGATTGCAGCTCCTGGCCCGCCCTGTGGCGGCATTCCCTGCGGCGGCATTCCCTGCGGAGGCCCTTGCTGCATTTCGCTGTCAGGCATCATGGACCCATCGGGCATCTCGTGCATCCCTTGCTTCTGACCCTGCTGGTCCATACCGGGAGGGGGAGCTTGCGGCTCCTGCATCTTGACGTAACGCTCAGCGTCCTTGAATCCGAGGCCGTCTCGGAGAAGCTTCATGTAGAGAGCCGGAGTGTTGACGACCCCTTCGCCCATGAATGGAACCGACATGTCGACTGCCTGGAGGGCTGCCTGACGGCGGGTCGACTCGTTCTGTGGCTCAGTAGATCCACCGACGACCTCAAAGTCAAACTTGCCCTGGATTTTGTCGTTGTTGTAATTGATCCAGCCCCGGACGGGAATCGTAACGATGCGTGCCACCTGGTCGCCTGTCACGTACTGCTGCATCAGGGCGACAATTCTTTCGCCGCACTGGGCGAGGATTGTCTCCACCTTGCCGAGGCGGTCCTGGGCGCGTGCGTTGGCGGCGTCCTGGATCATGCCTGCTTCGGTGGCTGTCCGCTTGATGGATGTCTGGGCTCCACGCTGGTAGTCCGAGACTCCCGAGATTCGATCTATGTCGTTTGATATCATCGCCGACTGGTCGAAGAACTCGGGTGGGGTGATGGACGGGACGACGGGAGCGAGCGCGGAGGAAGGGTTGCCGTCTCCGAGGACGGGGATCATCACGTTGTCTTCGTCGGACTCCAGAGCTTGCACGCCCTCGCGGTCGAACAGGTCTTTGGAGTACAGGTGCGCGCGTCGGTACTTTTTCCTGAAGTTGAACATCTGGTTGCGGGTCTCGTTGAGTTCGATCTGCAAAGACTCGATCTGCTGGACGTCGCCCATCGGGTAGAAGTGGTCGGGCACCTCGTAGTTGCGGAGCATGACGAACGGGTGGCCGAAGGCGTACGGCATCTTCGTCGGCTTGATAAGGAAAGCTTCCTTGCTTGTGTCCTCCGTCCTGAATACGGAGAACGTTGACACCTTGTTACGTTTGATGTCATAGAACTCGATGACCTCGACGTAGCTGAGTGCCCCGGCGTCTGGCTTCTCTCCAGAGTCTCTGCCGTCTCCGCCGCCTGATTCGTTTCCGACGTCTCGGCTTGACCGGCTCGTTCCAGAGACGTTTTTGCGGGCTGCGGCTACGTAGCGGCTGTCAACCTTGACGTCCTGCACTGGTCGCCATGTGCGCTGGGCAACCCACCGCATTTCTTTGGGATGTCGGCAGTCGGGATCGACAAACATGTCGAATGGCGAGATGCGCTCCATGAAGGGGCGCTCGTCGTCCTGTTGAACAATCAGTTCTGTCTCAACGTTGCCAGGGACGTCTTCCCGATCGTCTACGCCCTCGTCTGCTCCGTCGCCGTCCTGGGCTGTGTCGGTCGGGGGTTCGGTCTTCTTCTCTTCGGGAGGCTTCTGGAACGTGTACCCGACCTTGAGCCAGCCGTGGCCGATTGTCAGCCAGTCGTTGATTGAGAGTCGGAAGTCCTGCTGGAAGTGGTTGGAGCGCCAGATGTAGTTCAGCACCTCTTCGGTGATGATGGCTTGCGGGGCAGAATCTACGTTGCGTGCGTTGACGTTGAACTTCGGGTTGCGGATGGCGACTGCCGGGGCCATCACGTTCAACGTGGCGAAGATCATGTTGACGGTCAGTTGGTCGGTGCCGCTCTTCCTGTCGTAGTGCTGGCCCCTGTAAAGGTCGATGAACCGCTTCCAGCTTCTCTCGTAGTTCTGCTCTCCGTTTGAGCGCCAACGCTTGGAGCGTTTGAGTTCTTTCTGCATCCAGTTCAAGTATTCGGAGTTGTTCATGCGGCTCTCTCGATTCCTTTTTTGCCCGCGATGCGGTCGTCTGTGCTTCCCAAGTGTTCAAGCATGAAATCGTTTTTGGTCACGTTCCAGCTACTCCTTCCAAGACGTGCCCCGCCTTTCCAGGTGACGCCAACGGATAGGAGCCGGTGCCGGTAGCACTCGCTTTTCCCCTCTTCGATCGCGTTTGTGCAGGTTTCGTGCTCGCACTCAGACATCGCTATCGGCCGTCTTTTCTTTTCTTGACCGCTTGGGTTCCTCTAGGGCGGGGGCTTCCTGGGATGGAGGCTTGGGCCGCACCGCCGTCTTCTTCACTTTGCGGGACTTTGATTCGATACGAGTTGCCATGAAGCAATTATCGCACAAGTTTTAACGTTTACCAGTTGTTTCTGACCGAACTTGCGCCGATCGGCTCTCGTTTTGGTCGACTTTTCCGCTTGTTGCCTGAGATCAGCTCGTTGAAGGATTCCCCGTACAGTTGCTTTTCCCATGCGCCGAAGCTCCCAGGAGGCGGCTCCTTGCTGGAGGAGTCGTACTGTTCGAGCCACACGTACTTCAGCATCTGGTTTGCGATCGCCAGGCTGATCGTCCTGTCGTCGAACGGAGAGCCAGACATCTTCCCTTTGTCGTCCCGAGTGAAGGTGCGAAGCTCGGCCACGGTCTCCTTGTCGAGGAGGACCATTTTCCCGCGCAGTGCCTCGTTCAGTTCGTCGATCATCAGCGGCTTGGTGACCTGCGTGGTGCGGAACCCGAGGACGTCGGTGGGGACAGACTTCTTGTACTTGGCTGATCGCTCCATGAAGATCGGGTGGTACTTTTTTAGGGCGAGGAACTTGAGCGTGGTGAGGCCGTGGTTGTTGGATTCGACGCCTATGAGCGCCCGGTTGTACCAGTTGCCGAGCGGAACCAGGATTTCTGTGGCGAGCAGGTCGGGGTCGATGTGTCCGTGCCAGTGGGCGACGACCTTGTAGTCCCTGGCGTTGATGACGTGGATGCTTGCGTAATCACCATGCTGCAAGCCTTGCGATGGGTCAGCGCCGATTACATACTTCCCGCGCAGCGTGGGGGCCTCCCAGACTCTGAGCGCCCCGCCGTCCTCAATAAACTCGGGCACCGAAAGTGCCGTTTCCTGCTTGAGCCATCCACGATCCGGGATCTCGGTTTCGATGGACCGCAGGTTGTCCAAGTTGAAGACAGGGCGACCTGACTTCAGGAACGCGTCGTCGGGGTTACTCGGATACTCCTGGGCCATAACCCACTCCGACAGGTCCTTGCTTTTCGCTTCATACCAGTCCTGGGTACGGCCGTTCGCCGACCACGGGAAGAACAGCGGGGTGAACCGGTTGGTGCCGTTTGAGGCTCCTACCCATAGACGGTGGAACAGGTTGCCCTCGCCGCTGGCGGTCGAGAGCATGATGACCCGGCCTCCGACGTCGGCCGCTGGCTCAATGGCGCTCCAGGCGTCTTCAGAGTTGGGGAGGAAGGCTAACTCGTCAACGACGATGAGGTACGCTGACTCGCCACGTGCCGGGTTGGTCGATGGTAGCGATTCGATCTCGGAGCCGTTGGAGAACTCCATCTTCGTCTGGGTCTCGTTGATTGGACCGGCCCTCCACAGGAACCATTCGTCCATGAACCTGCGGCCGTACTTCGCTTTCTGGAGGAGCTTGATGGCATCGCGCTCGGTTCGGGACAGCATGAGGATCGGGCGGTCGGGGTAGAACTGGGCGCTCCAGTAGGAGAAGGCAGCGACGAGGGTCGAGAACCCGATCTGTCGGGCTTTGAGGATGAGGCTGTAACGGGTGTTAAGCCAGGACCGGACGGTCTCAATCTGGGCGTCGAATAGGATGAAGTTGATTCGCCCTTGCTCGGGGTGCCGGATGGACCAGTGGTGTTCGCAGAAGTACAGGAAACCGGCGAGTAGGACTTCTGGGTCCTTACTGTCGGGGGCGCACTTGCGGTACTCCTGCTCTTTCAGTAGCTCATCGAAGTTGTAGTTCTCCTCGTCGAGGATCACGCTTTCTTCCGATGCTGTATTTCGGTGGCGGCTTTCTGTGCGATTAATAGCTCAAGCTGCTCGTCTGTGAGTTGTGTTGCGCTGCCCATGACTTCGACCTGGACTTTGGCTGGCTTGACGGAGCCTTCGATGTCGAAGTACTGCCTGGCTGCTGCGACGTGCTTGGGATCGTCTTTGTCGGTGGCTGTGGCGAACAGGGTGTCCATGATTTCGCTCTTGCGGCTGGGGTCGCCGATTGTCTGGAGGTACCGTTTCTCCCAGGCGTCCATGAACTCCTTGTTCTCCTTCCAGGCCCCGATCGTCTGTCTGGTGATGCCGAGCTGTTCGGCAAGGGCGGTCTGGGTGGATGGGTCGCGCTCTTTGAGCGGGGTGCAGAGCCAGGTGAGTACGGCTTGTTTCCTGAAGTCTTGGATGGGGACGACGTTGTGCTGCCCTCTTCCGTCCTGCTTTTTTCCGTGCAGAGGTGTTGGTGACATGTGTCGAGTATATACGAGGGGGGGTCCAAGACTGTAACACAACTGTAATATAGTAGTTCACTATCTGGGTAAGTGGGTGATAGTATGGCTATATGAACTTCAAAGAGAAAGACCCAAGAGACTCGATGGTCCAACTAAACACGCCCATCCCCTTCCACCTCAAATCCGACCTCACCGCCATCGCCATCCTGCGTGAACAGTCACTGTCGTCTCTGATCCGAGAATGTATCGAAGACAACCTGTCCCTCGAACTGTCCGAATCCAGGCGTGAGCGACGGGTCGAAGACGAGATCCTTGCCGTCCACCGAGCCAAACTTGAGACCTCAGGGGCAGGAGCCACACGCTGAGATGCTGGAGGCAATCACAGTCGCAGTGATCCTGGTCGCCGCCATCTACCTCGCCAAAGAAATATGGAAGCAATGACCAAGCCGCAATACAATCCTCGGGTTCTAAAGCTTCTACGGGAAGAGGGCTGGCACGCCACGTCGGTCGACTACTGGGACAGCTTCACCCGACGCACCAAGGACCTATTCGGCTGCATCGACGTCCTGGCTGTAGGGGTCGATGGAACCATCGCCGTACAGGTCACGTCCCGAGGGAACATGAGCAGCCGCCGTAAGAAGATCCTGACATCCGAAGCTTACCCATTCATGAAGAGCGCTCAGTGGACGATCGAGTTGTGGGGGTACGACCAACCAAAAGGCCCTAAAACGGCCTACCGACTGAAACGAGAAACTCTGTGACAGGCAATCGTCAAGATGGAAGTGAAACCGCTCTGAGCCATGACTACTGGATCAAGACGATGGACCACTACCGGGACAACCGAGACGCAACCGAGGCAACGAAGGACTTGGCCCTCATGGTCAGGAACCTTATAGAGATCAACAAAAATAACCCCGAGACAATCGGGTATCTAACAACCAGAGCAAAGGAAGCATTGAAATGAGTTTTGAAGCCATGTCGGCGAGGAATTTGCGAAAAATCAACAGCAAGCACGGGACCGATTTCGTCAACGCGACTACCGGGTACACCTATCGTCAGGTATTTGGCACGGAGGTTGATGGCACGAACCTGGCGCTCGACCGTAAGAGCGGTGAGTCCTATAGGTTCGACCGCCTCCACAGGGGCGCTGCGACTAGTCAAAAGAAAAGGGCTCGACGGCAGGAACAAGTCAGAGAAGCAACCAGGGAGTACTACAAATGAGCATCGACCTAGACGAGATTGACTCGTCACCTGAGAAACCAGACTTCCGGCGTGCCAACGGCGCACCGATGGTCATCGACAAGGACGGCAAGAACCAGCGCCTCTCACGGCCATCCGGCTGGGGAAAGACTCTTGACGACGAGAACGCTCTCGTCAACTGGAAGGTAGACGTAGCAGCCATCGGGGTCGCTGGAGACAAAGCCCTCCAGGCTGAGTGGACCGCCTGCAAGATGGAAGACAAGCCGCAACGAGCGAAGCTGCGGGAGAAGTCCATCCAGTCGGGTCGTGGCAACCAGGCGTCCGACACGGGCACCGCCCTGCACGCCATGTCTGAGCGCTGGGAAGATCCTGACGACGACTTCAACCCTGGGACATTCCGCCCCTCGCTTGAGGCTTACACGGCAGCGATGAAAGCCATCGGCATCGTGTCTGAGCGGTTCGAGTACACGGTAGCCAACATGGAATACCGGGCCGCTGGCACCGTTGACCGCCTCTACCGGCTCACGCAGCCACTGTTCGCCCCAGACGGGACACTCCTACCGGAAGGCACCCTGGTCATCGGCGATCTCAAAACGGGAAAGTCGCTCGGCTTCTCGCTCCCCGGCTACCACGTCCAGATGGCGCTATACGCACAGGGCGAGTTCTACGACGTGGAGCAGGACTGCTTCATGCCGACCCCTGAGATCAACCAGGCGTGGGGAATCATTGTCCACATGCCGTCGAACTCGGATACGTGCGAAATGCTGTGGTGCGACCTGCAAGTCGGCAACTACGGGGCGTACCTCGTAAACGAGATCAAGGACTGGCGGCGCAAGTGGAGAAACCAGACGTACAGCTCGCCTGAAGTGCAACCTATGGCCGTCACTGTTGTCGAGGAACCAATCGACAACGACAAAGAGTGGATGGACGCAATGTTCCCGTTCATCAAGGCCCGCATCGCCACGATCAAAGATCACTCCGACGCAGGCAGCCACCTCGCCCTCCACTGGCCGGAGGGCTGCCCGCCACCAAAAGCGATGGTCGAGCCGCACCATTACACGCAAGTCCTCAACGTTCTCGACAAAGTCGAAGCCGACTACGGAATGACTTTCCCCGAGAATGATCCCCGAGTGGTCCTGGGCGTCTTCGAAGGCGACCAGGCCCACCCAACGAACAACCCACCAAGTCTCAGTCAGGAAATCCCTGACTCAGAAACCAGCCCTGAGCGGCTGGAGAAAAGAGCAACAAAATGAGCAATTCACTGAGCCTGAACGATCTCGCAGGCGGCAGCAAGTCGTGGACACCGGAAGAATTGGGTGACCGCATCGAAGGAACCATCACCAGCGTAAAGCGGGTGCAGCAGACCGATTTCACCACCGGGTCACCGCTCGAATGGAACGACGGTTCGCCCCGTATGCAGACCGTCGTCGAGTTGCAGACGAATGAGTCCACCAGTGGTGACGACGACGGCATCCGTGCCATCTGGCTGAAGGGTGGCCGCAACTTTGAGGCCGCTGAGGGTGAGGGTGTTTCTGGTGAGGTCGCTCTCGCTGAGGCAGCCAAGGCCGCAGGGGCCGGTTCGATTGACGAGGGCGCAAAGCTGACCTTCGTCATGACGGGCCGTTCGAAGCCGACGACACGTGGCTACCAGCCAGCCAAACTGTACCGGGCCAAGTACCAGGCACCGGTGGCGTCCATTGCCCTGACCGACCTGTACGACGACTGAACAAGTCACCTATCGCCCAGCCCTCTCGGGGGCTGGGCGGGAAGGCCGATATGGAAAAGACTGAAGAGTGCTGCGAATGCGGAGGGACCGGTGTCGGGAAGAACGACGCCGGGAAGTTCATATCCGAAGACTGCGAGTGGTGTGAAGGCACCGGGGAGATCGAAAATGGAACATGACACAGAGACAGAACCAACCGAGAAGAAGGGAGTGCGACCAAAGTACCGGGTTGAAGTAGTTTTTGCCGAAGATTCCTACATTTCGTACATTGACGTCGAGGAATGGGTCGTCAGCGAAGGGTTGCTCGTCTTGTCGGACTCGGAAAGAGAATGGACGGTTGTGATCCCTATTGAAAAGACCCTCACCGTCGAGGTCAACCCAATGGTAATCGAGGAGCACTGATGGGATTGTCAGCGCTATCTGAGCAGTCGGTCCGCAGGCTCAACTTGAAGCACGGCACCGAGTTTGTTCACGCCTCAGCGAGGAACAGCGGGATGATCTTCGGCACCAAAGCCGACGCCACCTGCTGGCACTTCGACCGGAAAACAGGAGAGACCATGCAGTCGTCTCGTCTCGGGACGTTCGCCGAGAGACTGAAAGAGAAGCTGGAGGCCGAAGATGGCCGCTGAAGAGGATCAGATCAACATCGCAATCGGTGCGTACTGCGTAAACAGGGACCTGACTGACGGACAGATTGGTTCAGTCACCATCCATGCGTGGGCGCAGATAGCGACAGACGTCGAGTTCTACATGAAAAGAAACAAGAAAACCAAGAACCTTGCGGAAGAGCCGCAACTGTTCTGAGAAAGTGAAAGGCCCGGAAGCTTCTCAGCTTCCGGGCCTTCGCTAGAGTCCATCCAACCAAAGATGAAAATCACCGAACACCCGACCTCCGCAAGAGGAACACATGACCAGCACCACCAATCATACACCAACCGAGTCGCAGAACGAACTCGCGCTCCAGTCTCTGTGGATTCCGGGCAGCAGTCACAGCCTCTGCACTCAGGAGCCTGGGACGCCGTTCAGGACGGTCGGGTTCTTTGATAGCCCTCGCGCACTACTCGACGCCGCAGCCAAACTACACACCGGCAACGTCTGGTTCGGCGTGAACGCCATGACCAAGCAACGCAAAGGCCGGGGAGGGGCAAACGACGTTGTGTCGGTCGTCGCATTGTGCGCCGACTACGACTGGGCCGACCCGGACGCCCACAAGGACGCTGATCTGCCCGACGAGCTTGAGGTGCGTCGCATCGTCGACTCGATGGTGCCGTCCCCGACGTTGGTCGTCGAGTCGGGCCACGGCGTCAACCTGTTCTGGGCTTTAACCGACGAACTCGACGCCGTGACGGGGCGGAGACTCTCCGATGGCTTCTTCCGGTACATGGAAGCCGAGTACGGCTTGCACAACGACCGTGGCGATCTAGCGTCGATCCTGCGTGTCCCTGGGACGTACAACCACAAATCTGAGCCGGTTGTCGAAGTTTTCGTCGCCAGATACGACCATGACGAAGGTTACGTGCCGAAATGGATTCGGGACAACGCCTGGCTACCTGAGCCTGGCCGACCGTTGCCACCTGCTGTGGCGGTCCGGCCAGGCACGCCCGCCCAGCTCCACGTCGGAGTCGCTGACGACCGCAAGTTACCGACCAGTAACTACGACCCGACACCGAAAGATTGGATCGACGACAACTACGACCCGTACCTTGGGCTGATGCGGCTCGGATGGCAGGCCGGACCACAACGAGGCGACAGCGAAGAGCTGACACGCCCAGGCAAATCGGGGATACACGGCACGTCAGCCACATTCCACCACGACTCGAAGGTCTGCTCGATCTACACGTCGACCGTAGACCCGGCATACCCGGCCGTCGGCAAGATCGGTCGAGACGGACAAACCCTCATCATGACACCGCTCGACGTGTGGATGGTCGAAAACGGTTTCTCCAACGTGTCCGACGCCATGCGAGAAATCCGCAAAATGATGCCGAGGACGCCACCTCCGCCTACCGAGCGGGAGCACAGGGAGACGGAGGTGGAGGAGCCGGGGAGAAGGGCGGCTCCTGCACTCAATCTACCAGACAGCTTTTGGGAGTCAAGGGACGTGCTCGCCCACATAAAGCAGGCCGCATGGTCCAGGTCATGCAGCCCTGACGCCGTCCTCGCCGGAGTGATGGCCCGATACTCGGCGACAGTGCCCCCACAAGTCAAATTGCCGCACGACGGCACACTCGACTTGTTCTTCGTAGTCCAAGGCCACTCTGGATCAGGGAAATCGAAGGCAGGCAAATGTGCGAGGGCCGTCGTCGACCTCGACCGAATCAAAGGCGTCATGATGGACCGCAACGTCGGCTCCGGTGAAGGTCTCGCCGAAGCATTCTTCGAATGGATCGACGAGGACGGCAAACCGTGCGGCCCACAAAAGAAGGGTGCAACGAAAGTCAGGACGATGCACGGCCTCCATTTCTCGACCGACGAAGGCTCAGCCCTCCAGGCGTCAGCCGGACGGGCCAACTCGATCCTCATCCCGACCCTCTGCTCCGCATGGATGGGCGAACCGATCGGCCATCTACTCGCCGACCCAACCAAATCACGCATGATCGACCCTATGACAGTCCGTGTGTCGGCGGAGATCCGCATCCAGACAGCCCACGGCTGGAAACTGTTCGATGAAGCGTTCGCCTCGACCGGCCTCTCCCAACGCATGGTGTGCGTCTCGGCGATCGACCCGAAAATCTCTGAACGGTTCCAAGACGGGTTCGTCCCACCCGAATGGCCTGGGACGTTGCGGCTCGCCCGACCCACAATCATCGCAGGCGAACGAATCTTGTCGTACTGCCCCCAAATCGGGGCGCTCCTCGCACAAGAGGCAGCAGCAGTCCACGACCCCTCTTGGTCAGGTAGCCCCCTGGACACCCATAGGACGCTGTCAGCGCTCAAATTGGCGGGCATCCTGTGCCTCTGGGACGACCGCACAGAGATATCCGAAACTGACTTCTCTCTCGCCTCCCAAATTATTGACATACACGTCGCCAACCGAAACGTCCTCAGAGCAACCCAAACCGTAGCCCAACACGAAGCCCGTATGACGAGGGTCACACTCGCAGCAGAGCAGGAAGTGGCCGTCATGAACGCCAAAGAGACGGAGATGCTCGGCAAAACAGTCGCCTTCCTCCGGGCCAAAATCAGGGCAGGCGAGTACCCAAACAAGCGCACATTGAATGCCGCAAAACGAGCACACTTCGAAGACGCAAAAACGCTGCTCGAAGAAGAAGGCGTCTGGCCGCAATCGGCATCCCGCAACCCGGAAGGCGTTTAAGGTGTGGCGGTGTGGCGACGCCACACCTCGCTCTTGGGGTTCACTTTGTGTACGAAACCCCGAAATCCCCTAAATACACTGTTGGATATGTTTTTTAGGGGTAAAAATGAGAGTGAACCCCCCCCCTAAATCGCCACACCGCCACACCGCCACACCTTGGACACCCACACCAGTAAGAGATCCCCGACACCCCAAGAACACCCCCCCAAGGCAGGGTACAAATGTTCGATTGGTTTGAAAAACACTCACAGAAATCGGGACAAGTTCAACATCTATTAATACCTACCCGTGCCCCCCCCCAT